TACCCCACTTCGCGACATACATTCTCCGGGAGTTAAACCTGGCGGATACACCAACCAAGCAACAGCTTGGAATCTTGGAGTATCTAGAGAATGGTCCCGATAGACAGATCGTTACGGCTTACCGAGGATGCGGAAAGTCGTTTCTGACTTCTGTCTACGCCTTATGGCGTCTGAGACGTGACCCGTTCAGGGAAAAGGTTCTGTTGGTTGGGGCAACGGCCGATAAGGCCATTGAGATCTCGACGTTCATGCTGCGCTTGGTGCGCGATGTCGACATCCTCCAGTGTTTGCAGCCGTTGCCTGATGGCCGTGGATCCGTCAATGCATGGGACGTTGGACCCAGCGTGGTTGATCAAAGCCCGTCAGTCCGAGCAGTTGGCATCCTCTCCCCGTCTCTGACCGGGAAACGATGCACCGTGGCCATCGGCGATGACATCGAGACGTTGTCAAACTCGATCACTGTTCTGAAGCAGGAACGCTTGGCCGCGGCCATCACAGAACTAGAGGCCATCCGTAAACCAACGGTTAAAGGTGAATTGCCACGGCAAACCATCTTCCTCGGCACCCCACACCTGGAATCAAGCCTGTATTTACGGCTGAGAAGGGAACGGAATTACAAGGCCCGCATGTGGCCAGCGCGTTATCCAGATCCTGCTTCTGAAGATTGGGATGCCTATGAGGATTGTCTGGCGCCTGGTATCGCAGCTGAAGTCGAAGACGACGCCAGCTTGGTTGGTCTGCCAACTGATCCTGAGCGTTTTGGTCATGACGAGCTGTTGAAACGCGAGATGTCCATGACCAGGGCATCGGTTCAGCTGCAGTATCAGCTCAATTGCAGGCTCAGCACCCTTGAGAAGTACCCAATTCGATTGGGTGATCTCATCGTCATGGACCTCGATGGGAAGGCATTGCCTGAAATGGTCACCTGGGCGTCAGGACCTGACCAGCGGATTGAACAGTTGGTCTGTACTGGCCTTGGTGCTGATCGGCATTACCACCGGCCAATGGTGACGCAGGGCTGGATCTCAGCTGATGAGACCTGGCGTTGTGTCATGTCCATTGACCCGTCAGGCCGTGGTGCTGATGAGATGGCGTGGTCGGTGGTGGCTGAGCTGAACGGCAACCTGTTCTTGCTTGAGTCCGGTGGCACCACGCAGGGTTACAGCGAAGAGGTGCTCAAACTGCTGGCGATGCGTGCCAAACGCTGGAACGTGACGCAAGTTGTCGTTGAATCCAACTTCGGTGATGGCATCTTTAGTCATCTGCTGGCGCCTGTGATGAACCGGGTGCATCCATGCGGCATCGAGGAGATCCGCGTGAACATGCAGAAGGAACGCCGGATCTGTGATGTCCTCGGTCCGCTCATCCAGCAGCACCGCCTGGTGGTGTCAGCTGACGTGATCCGTAAGGACTATCAGGAAGCTGAACGCAACGTCGATGGCGGTCATGAGCGCTCATTGATGTTCCAGCTCTCCAGGATCACCACTGAACGTGGTGCCTTGAGTAAGGACGACCGCATCGATGCCTTGGCCTTGGCTGTGCAGTTCTGGGGTGAAGCCGCTGCTCAGGACCAGCAACGCAAGGCCAGTGAACGTGAGTTCGAGATGTGGCAAGCGCAGATGGACATGGCTGGTGATGAAAGCGGGGCCAGCATCGATGCACTGGCCCTTGGATTGCCAAGTAAGTCAATCCGTAGAAGCTATGGCGGTGTCAGGCCTGGCGTTTCTGCTCGTTCTCTCTAATCGGAACGACCTTTCCGGCAAGGGCCGAAAAGTCCAGTTTTTTGGCCATCTTGGCTTTCAGCTCTGTGGCCTCGTCTTTATCGAGGGCTGCGGTGATGCTGTTCTGTTTGAGCAGCTGAAGAGCCGTGCGGATGTCGTCGTTGGACTGCTCTCCGGTGTCAATGCGTAAGCGAACAGCACGGACAACAGATGCGTGAAGTTCCTGAAGCTCTTCATTGAGGTCAGCCACTCGTCACTTGTGCATATGTCTCACTTCAGTATGCAAGCAATCGCAAATTGTTTCACTTTGTTATGTTGAGGCTGTAGTACACGGGAGCCTGTTATGGGCAACGTGGACACCACAATTCAAATCAGGCGTATTCGGCGCGAACTGATCGATGACGGGGCTGACCCGTTTTGGATCGCAGCTGAGGCCCTACAGACCGTCGATCGCCTTCAGCGGTTGCTTGCTGAATACAAGCGAGGACGGTGGAAATGACAGCCATTGCTTAACCAGGCAAAAACCAGAAGCGTCTGCATTTTTGTCTGCTGCTAAATGCAGATTCGGCAGACACCTGCTGGCTAAGTCCCAGTGGTGCAGAGGTCTTTTGGGTTGCCAATGCTGTGGCCGGCCATTGGTTTAACTATGCATAGGTGCAGACCAGGCACTGAAACTGGGTTTTGCGCTGTTCTGGACACTGGTTCCAAAAGGTCTGCACAGGTGGTTTGCTTTGTCTGCCGGAAGCAGACAGTTTTCAGTGGCCGCAGACGAAATGCAGACAGGGCAAACACCCGAACAGGACCAGCACCGCAGACGACAGCGAGAGGTTAAGCGGGCTGAGGAACGTGCGAAAAACAACCAGACAAGGCTGAAGGCATCCGGCCGCGAAAGCAAGACCTCTTACGGCCATGCCCTCTTCCAGAACTACGGCGAGTTGTTCAGCCAGGGCATCAATGTCTTCCTGACCAAGAAGCTTGTTGACCCGTACAGCGCTGGCAGACATCACCAGGCTTGGGAGTTTCTTCTGCACTTCTGCAATAGAGGCCCGCGCTCAATTGCGGTGATTGCATTGACCTGCGTGATCGATCGGATCAGCACCATCAATGAGAAAAGCAAGCTGGCGATTGTTATCGGCCGTGCGCTGCAGGATGAACTGAACGGCACCGTCGTCCATGACCAGCGCGGCATGGTGCTGCTCTCGGTGGTCAAGAAGAAGTTCGGCCGCAAAACGGTGTCGGCCAAGGTGATGAACAAGCTCAAGGTGTCGCCTAAGGAGTGGACGACGCCGGAGAAGCGTGAGCTTGGCTGTCTGGTGTTGGACCTGCTCATGGCCAGTACCAACCTCGTGGAGGAGGTGCAGCAGGGCCGCAAGCTGCTGATTAAGCCCACCCCTGACGTAGAGGAGCTGATTCGCAGCAAGCCGCCGCGGGCCATGTCTGTCCGTCGGCTGCCGTCGCTGCTGCCCTTGGAGCCCTGGTCAGACATCCGCCGTGATGGGAAGCCGTTGGTCTCCAGCCGCCGGCCGATGGACCTCAGCCACATCACGGTCGGTTCTGTGGTGGCACAGATGGAGATCGTGAATGGGCTGGAAGAGCAGCAGATGCGTGTTGACCCGTGGATGGCGGAGGTGCAACGCGAGGCATGGGACTGCAACCTGCCGCTGTTCTCGGTGTCCCGTGAGCCCGAGCGTCATGAGTTTGGCGGCGAGGTGGTGCGCAAGCGGGCTCGCATTGAGGAGGCAATGCTGCAGGCCGAGGAGATCGCTGGCCGTCCGATCTGGCTTGAACATGACCTCGACTTCCGCGGACGGGTCTACTGCTCATCGCGGCTGGTGGGCCACCAGGGGCCTGACCACATGAAGGCGTTGGTGGAGTTCGGCCTGGGAGCCGTGGCGGGTGAGGACGGCTTTCAGGAGATGCTCAAGGCCGCGGCCGGTCACTACGGCCTGGGCAAGAAGACCTGGAAGGAAAGGCTGGACTGGGGCAAGCAGAACCTGCACATGATCAGTGCGGTGGCTCAGAGCCCTCTGGATCGGATGGATCTATGGAAGGACGCCTCCGACCCGTGGCAGTTCGTGCAGGCCGCCAAGGCTATTAACGACTGGCTGGTGGACCCAGGCAGGAAACTGCACTTGCCGGTCAGGTTTGACCAAACGTGCAGCGGGATGGGGATCATCGCCTGCCTGACGAGAGACAGGGAGTTGGCCCGTCTTACCAATTGCATCGGCGACAGTCGAGAGGATCTCTACGCCCAGGTCGCTAAAGACCTGAACGATGGGTTGCAGCGTGACCTGCAGGGCTTCGACTTCCGCAGTGCGCGGATGGCAGAGATCTGGCTGAAGCATGGAATCACCCGTGAGGTGACGAAGGGGCCAACGCTGACGCGGATCTATGGCGCGAGGCACTTCGGAATTGTCGAGCAGTTGGTCGACTTCCTGATGCAGCGGAACCCGCGGGTCGAGCTGGAGGACTGGGACCGTGAGTACACCTGGCCGGCGCAATACCTGGCCACCAAGTTGAACGTGGTGATCGCCCACCGACTCAAGAGCTGTGTGGCGATGGAGGCATGGCTGAGAAGCGTCAGCAAGGCCTGTATGAAGCGGCAGCAGCGAATCCGGTTCACTTCACCGATGGGCTTCCCCATTGCCCTTGGAGTCGAACAGGAAGCCCGTCAGAAGGTCTCCACGGTGATCAACGGGACTAAGCGCTGGGAGACCCTGGACTCAGGGGTGGTGCCGGGGGAACTGAGCGCTAGGGCGACCAACCGTGGCATCACCGCCAACGTGATTCACGCCTTCGACGCCAGCATGTGTCATGCAGTAGTGCAAAGAATGCAGCGGGTGCAGAAGCAGGTCCTGACGAACCATGATTGCTTTGCAACGCTGCCGACAGATGCCCTGCAGTTGCACAACACTCTGCTGGATGAACTGCGTGAGCACTACAAGCCGGACTGGCTGACGGATTTGCGTGAAGAGGTCTGCTACTACGCCGATGTGGACTTGCCGCTGCCACCTTTTGTGAACGATTTGTGCGAGGGAGAAATAGGCCAAAACCCTTACTGCTTCTCGTAGTCTCAATATCGTCTTACTAGATTCATTGACGCGACGGACCTAGGCCCTCATACTCAATCTGCACATCACCACTGCAGAGCTTTTATGGCTGGCTACAGGTCCGAAATCATTTACACCCCGCCGATGATGGCCAACTGGGCCAAGGTGCTCGGCAAGGCCCAGGCACGCAGCGAAGGCGACGAGCCGATGTGGTCAATTGACCTGCTCGGCGACCCCAACGACGACGCCATCACCAAGCTGCGCGATCAGATCCGTGCCTGCATGGTCGAGGCCCATGGCGCCAAGCCCAAGGTCAGCGCCAACGGGATGCCCCTCAAGCGCCATGAAGAGAAGAACGACATGGGCGAGAAGGAGCCCACTGGGATGCTGGTGCTCAAGGCAAAGCGCAAGCTGCTCAACAAGGCCCAGGGCCTGGAGAATGCCGGCCCCTTGGTAGTCGATTCGCAGCTGGCCAAGTGGCCTGAGAGCGAACTGATCGGCAACGGCTCCACTGTCATCGCCAAGATCCATTTCTGGGGCTGGAGCCGCGCTGGTGAAGGCGTTGGCCTGTCCGCTGAACTGCACGGCCTGCAGATCGTCAAACACGTCCCCTATACCCGCGAAGAACCTTCTGATGGTGGTTTTGCTGCTGTCCCTGGCGGTGCTGTGGCGCCGGTCACTGACCCGGAAGCTGCGGCGTTTGGTGAGCAACTTACGGCTGCAGCTCAGGCAGCAGAAGAGGACATCCCTTTCTGATGCCTCGCATGGTGGCGCGGCGCATAACGCTGCATGTCCCGTTAATGAGTAAGGCCCGACCCAGATCCTTTTCTGGGCAAAAGGTCCCTTACATGCCTGCCGCTTACAAGAAGTGGAAGGCAGACGTTCGCGCACAACTTGCTGAGTGGTGGGTTGATCCGCCACTGGAAACCGTCAACGTTCTCAGCCTCAGGTTTTCTGGCCCCGCTAGGGCGGATCTGGACAATCTGATGGGCGCCATCCTCGACTGCGGCAACCAGCTGGTGTGGCGAGACGACCGGGTTTCAGTGATCAGCAGGCTTGTTGGCGAGCACAAGAAAGCCAAGCAAAAGGATTCAACGATTGAAATCCGTCTCTGGTATTTGCCATGAAATGTCCCCATTGCGGGCACGAAAAGAGTCGTGTCCTTGAAACGAGAGGAGACCGACGGGTACGCCAATGCGGCGAGTGCCTGAAGGACTTCTCAACCATCGAAACCATTGCTGCCTTCGCTGGTCGCCATCGCGGCTGGATCTGCGAAGAACCCCAGGACACGGTGATTGAGCTTCAGCAGAAGCTTCGACCATCCAAGTTCGAGAAGTTCCACCCGGCTCAGATTGAGGACGAGTTCAACGGCGCTGACGCCGAGCTGGCTGCCCTGCTCACTGAGTGGTGGAACGAAGCTCGCTGGTCAAAGCACAAAAGCAAGGCGACCTGGACCCGCAATGCGTGGCTTCAGAACGTCACTCGCGTGTTGGCGATGAACCCATTGAAGGCGATGGCTTTGGCCAAGCTTGGCGCGGAGATGGGTTGGCAGAGCCTGCAAGAGGGCTACGTCAACGATGTGTCCCCGGTGCCTGACGGCGTGTTGATGCCTAAGGACTCAGCCATGCAGCGAGCGATCGAGACATGGAACAGCTAACGCCGACAACATTCCTGGCAGGCGTTGAGTTGATTCAGCAGCAGCTTCGCGTCAAGCGCGAGGACCGCTGGTCAGACGTGGTCTGCAAGCTGAAGTTTCACAGCTTCCAGTCGGAGTTCCCTGAAGTCAATGACGCTCAGTTCTTCTGGGCGTGTGAGCAGTGGGTGCAGGCC